TTCAGCAATTTCATTTAAAAAATATTCTATGTCGTCGTGTTGCACACTACCATACTCTGTTCTTGTGTGATTCATTTCAAATTCGTAACCGTCTACATCGATTATGTAATGAATTCCATCTGTTGAATTTTCGTATTTGTAATCTTTAATAATCATTCTCCCACCTCCTCAATCTCAATCCCCGGACAATCGAACACCCAACCAAACCCGGCTTGTTCTAGCTCTTTGCGGGTGTGGTGCGCATTTACATCTTCATAGTTAGTAGGATTGCCAAAATACCACGTTTCAATATCAATATTGCGTTTTAATGTTCTTGTTTGGTCTGTAACACCTTTCATCTTCACTAAATACCACTTCTCTTCCTCAACTGTGTAGCCATCAAGCCATGCACGAGCAAAGAGTTCTTGATTTTCTTCAGTTTCAAAATAACCTTTTAACTTTGGATAATCTTTTTGGTATGCATAATTGCCAAGATATAGATCGCCTATTTCGAAAGCATGGTACAGGTCAACACCAGTGAGTTTACAGTAGTTAAGCCAACCCGCCACAAACTGCGGTCCTACCGTCTTCTGCGGTTCGTCTAGTTGTTCAATAAGTTTAATTGCTGCGTCTATCTCGATATATTCTGCCTTGTTACAGAAAAGATTCTTTAAACCTTTTATCCGTTCAATCAACTCTTGTTTATTCATTCTTCCATCTCCTTTGGTGGTTTCGGATAACTCATCCAAAATACTGTGTCTTCATCAGTGTCCTCAAAACCAATTCCTTCCCCATAATCAACCCATATATCAGTGTATATCTTTTGTGTGCTTGGATTATAGACAAGGACTTCTTCATCAATTTCTGGAGTTTTGCCTTCCCAAATAAATTCAATGCCATCATGAAAATATTCCTTTTCATCTTCAGCAATATTCCTTGTTGTTAACTTATTCCATTCATAAAGTGCCACAGTTATGTCTGATGTTCGTTTTGCATTAGCCATTTTTCTCCTCGCTTTCACACAACAAATCCTACTTATCCCATATCATTTTAGCTACCACTAAAATCAAAACAGAAATTACTAGGTCAGCTATTGCAGGCATAAAGACATAGAACCAGCTCCAAGAGATTACACCTAACAATTTCAAAGTTATTAATATCAAAGTTAACCAACTAATAAATCCCATTAATCTACCTCCTCAACTTCAAAGAGTGGATTTGTGAACACATCACCGAACCCGCCTTTTTGCAGCTTTTCCATTGTGTGATGTGAGCGAAGATCTAACGTGTTATTGTCATTGCCGATATACCAATATTTCTGTAAAACGTTCCATTTAAGATATTTGCAATTTTTATCGATATTCTTAACCGCTACGATATATTGTTTTTCTTTCTCGATATGATATCCGTTAACCCAAGCGTCAGCGAATACGTTTTGCCGATTCTTTTCATCTTCACAAAACCACAAATTTACTTCTTCGGGTGCATTTTCTAGCGCAAAATGTAAAGTCTTGTTTTGTCCTCTCACGCAAGAGATCCAGTTCGCCACCGGACGAGGAAGCGTAACTCTTTCTTTTGGTTCGTCTAGCTGCTTGACTAAGTCTAAGATCAATTTCTTTCCGATGGATGGACCGGAAGATAAATATAAAGTTTCTGCACTCTTGATTTTCCCGATTAATTCTTGCTTATTCATTCTTCCACCTCCTCAACTTTCAAGCTTTTTGATTTCACGTTCAACTAGCTCTTTACGTTTTTGTAATTCTTCTAGCTTTTGGGCGTCTAATGCTTTCTTGATAATTTCAAGCCGTTCAATATCAATCCTAAAATTTTCTAGGGAATCAACTTTTCGAGCATACTCTCTGAAATTATTCGCCCAATTCCATTCTTCCCAACCGAAACTATTGTTTAGTTCTCGCACTAAATCATTATATTTATTTCTTAAATCAATATTAATTTGACGCTGATAAAACATTACAAATGTCGCCATTACCAGGACTGACACACAAGCTAAGAACATCACCCAATACATAAGTTCTCCCATTTATTCCACCTCCTCAAACTTTACGAACGTCATCCAGTGGGTTGTTCCTCTTTGTTGTCCAAACAAAGGTTTAAATGGAATGACCTTTAGTATTTCTTTTACATTTACCTGGCAATCAGACCACTTAAAAATTAACGTTCCCCCTGTTTTTAAAACACGCATGCACTCTTCAAAACCTTTAGCCAAATCCTCAGACCAAGTGTCTTTATCAAGTTGTCCATACTGGGCTTTCATTATCGAATTAGGTCCAGCCCATTTTAAATGAGGTGGATCAAAAACAACCAAATTAAAAGTATTATTTTCAAATGGCATATCACGGAAATCGCCAATAACATCAGGATGTACGTTGACTTTTTTACCGTGTATTTCAAAGTTTTCTTTTCTGATATCCATGAAAGTTGTATGGCTTTCATTTTTATCAAACCAAAACATCCGACTACCGCAACAAGCGTCAAGTATTTTAATTTCTTCTGTCATTTTATCCTCCTAAATTGCTAAACGGGACTTCCCACTGATAATCATCATATTCATAACAAACGTCTTTGATAATTTCACCTTTTGAAATTTCAATTTCCTGAGTGAATTCCATGCCACACTCAAATGTAAAAATTTTAATGTCAACATCAAACTTGCTTGAAATTTCTTTATAATTTTCTGGAATAGCACTCCATGCTTGCTTGAAATTATCAAGTTCAACGATACAAAATTTTTCTTCAAGCCAAACTTCTATTTGTTTTTGATCAATAAATGCTCGTCTTGTGTTATTAATGTAAAAATAGGGAGCTGTGTTATTGAATTTAAGCAGAGTGCCATCATATTCATCTTCTAGCGTCACAGTGTCGTTTAATAGCATTTCTTTTAATGCTGATGCAATATTTTCGCTTCTTCCTCTTAATTTAAGAGATCCTTTGGCCCAATTTGGCATTATCTTTTCCTTCCTTGCTTTTTATATATTCGGCAAATCCTCTTCTTTTACGAATGAGCCATCAATCCATTTGCCTTTTCGGTCTTTGATTTCGTTATAGGCCCCAGTGAAGCATTCCAGAAATTCATAACCCAAAATATTGCTGATTGATTTCAAGTAGGCTACAATGCGCACAAGGTTGTGGCGACACATTTTTTTACTTGCTAAATCTTGAGATAGCTGAAATTCACTAATATTGGCATTTAGCAGTTTGAAGCAGTCCATTGCTTCTTTTGGTCTAACACTATCTGCGCTCTTAAAGATACTGTGCACATCTTCCTTGATTAATAATGCAAGCCCTACGATAACAACAGCACAATCACCAACGCTGTCTTTTGTTAGTGCTTCATTCTTTTTCAAGAATCCTGCACATAACTCGCCAAATTCCTCACTTAATTTTAAGGACTGTTTATCTAGCCGGCCCCCGTTTTCTAGATCTCGATCAATAAACCATTTTTTTACTTTGTTTAAAATTAAATTCTCCATTTTTACCTCTTTCTATTTTTTCACAAGTTTTAAATTGCCAGTCTCTTTGCCTTTTTTGTTTAAATCTGCATAGAATTTCAATAGCAATTTATCTTTCCCTGTAATTTTGCTTAACTTCTTCAATGATCCGGTACATAAATAACGTCCGTTCTCATATAACTTATAATCAGCTAACTCATCCGCATCACCCATGAGAGAGTTCTCTCCGATTTGAAAATATTGGCAAATCAGTAGTATGTGACGTTCGTGTACTTTTTTTTGGCCAGTCAATAGACTGCTTATTGTAGTCATTGAGTAGCCTATTTCTTCGGACAATTTTCTAGCTGTTAAGTTATGGCTTTTCATTAAGAGTTTGAGTTGCTCTTTGAAATGTTCTATCTGATTTTTGGTATAGCCTGACATGATACATTGCAATTCCTTTTTAATTATCAATTTCTACTGGATAGAATGTACCGAATGACTTTCTTAAAGCATTTCCTACCTGAATTGCTACCCCACGAGATGCGAATTTCATTGCTTTCGCTTCCTCAGAGAAAGATACATCCAAACCAGTGGTCCCAATCACTACAGATTTTACAAATGGTTTTGCTTGTTTTGATCCATGTTTTAAAATAAACATTACTTCCCATCCTGTTCTAATTTCTGTAGCATTTTATTTTTTGCTTCCTGCAAAGCTTTTTTCTCTCGATCACTTGTTTGATTGGTATAATTTGGTTTTGACCAATCTGGAACGTTTGATTGTTGCTTTGTTGGTTGTCCTTTTGTTTTGCTTTCCTGAAACTTCCGTTCTCGTTCGTTTACTGCTGCAATTGATAACAATCCATCATTTTTCCAATTTTGCAAAATAGCTCTAATATAGCTGAAATTTCTTTTACCATTGTCAGCGGCTAAACTGATAGCTTTTAAGACTACATCTGGTTCCATACCATCCAGAGTGATGAATTCTTTTAAAGTTTCAAATTGGATTCCATCAATTGGTGAAATACGAGACTGATATTCATCTACGATGATTTTGAGCGTATTTTTCTCTAAATCTTTCTCTATATCTATCTCTATTTCTTTCTCTATCTCTATCTCTAACTCTGGTGGATGTTCGTCCGACATTTGTCCGGACAAATGTCCCAATAATATTTTTTGTTTTTCCTTCTCAATTCTTCTGCGATAGTCACGCTTTCTATCAGCTTCTGTGTTCGATTTTCCAATAAATGATTCAATGTCTAGCATAAAAATAGCACCATTGTCCAAAACATCAATTAGGTTCATTTCCTTGAAAATGCTGACAGCTTTTTCTACTACTGCCACAGGATGCCTTGTTATTTTTGAAAGCATTTCAGAATTGAATGGGATTCGATCATTGAACATCAACTTACCGTTATTTTTCAAACTGCGGAGGTAAAGTTTGATTAAAATGTTAGAGTATAGAAAGCCATCTGGCATACTTTCTAGAATGATCATTTCATCGCTGTCATAGAAATTTTCTTTAACTCTTAGGTAGTAATATTTTTTGTTGTCCGACATTCTCATCACCTCCTAAAATGGTAAATCATCATCCTTGATACCCATTGGATTTCCTGCGAATGAAGGTGGCATCTGCTCAGCCATTGAATTCTGATTGGCTGAATTGTCACGTTTTTCAAGAAGCTGAAAGCTTTCAGCAACCACTTCTGTCACATACACACGCTGCCCTTGCTGATTTTCATAATTGCGAGTCTGGACACGACCGGTGATGCCGACAAGGTTACCCTTCTTGGTCCAGTTTGCAAAGTTCTCGGCCGACTTGCCCCAAATCACACAGTTGATAAAGTCAGCATCATATTCACCATTTTGGTTTTTAAAATTCCGATTCACAGCAAGTGTGAACTGCCCGACCGCTTGATTCTGAGGAGTGTATCGAAGTTCTACATCTCTAGTCAGACGACCGATAAGTACAACATTATTGATCATTTTTACCTCCAATCAATGTACATGCCTTTGCCAATGCGTCTAGCGTTGCTTTTTCCTTTGTCTGTGCTTTTTGCTGAAGTAGCATAGCTTTTTCTTTTTCAATTAGCCAGTCCATGTGCACCTTGGCTTTTTCCAAATCTTCGATACCATTTTTCCGACGATAGCGGAGCACATACTTGATGAGATTACCGAGATGATATCCGGTCAACTGCTCATCATTCATGAAATTGCGATGGACATCGATGGCTTCTAAACCATTCCGTCCTTGGTAGTGTTTTGGATTGTGTACGTTGTCGCTCATAATTCTGACATTCCTTTCACAGTTCTTTTTTGATGAATTTCTGACATTCTCTTATTCCACATTTCACGCTGATATTTTGCTGATTTGTAATGCTTCATTTTGGCCTTTTGGCGAACGATTACTTCACGCATCACATAGATTGCGAATCCTGAAAATAAAATATATGTTACAAAAGCTACTGCTAAAATAATTTCAATTGTTGTCATTTTCTTTTACCTCTTTTGTTTCTTTTTGCGGGAAAAGTTCCCGGTTGAATTTGTTGATCATCACATCTTGAGCCTTATTGGTCTCTTTGATTTTTTCGATACTTTCGGCCCAATGACCTGTACTTTCAAAGTCCATTTGGACAGCATTATCTAGATCCTTGATGTGTTGTTCTTGATCGTACATGATTTTCATTGTTGCGCCTACAAATAATAAGAATAGTGCTGTAAGTGATAAAACAGTAATTTTTAATTGTTTTAAGCTCATACTCTAATCACCCCATCATTCTTAAAATCCAGAGCCATCTGATGAAGTTTATCTTCAAATTCGTTATTTGGCAATTTCATCAATTTGGCTTTTTCCTCTACCTTTAGCGGGCGATTGGCGTCTTGCCATTCCATCAATTTTAATAATCTTTTAATAGGATCCATTTCTTCTCCTTCAAATTGTGTTATAATTAGTTCATAGTTCTTTCAAAGTGCCTTTCTCAAGGCGCTTTTTTTATTTTTGCAAGCTTCGACAGAATCGCTGAACATCTTCCAAATTGTAGAGATACTTCCCGCCCTTTCCGGACTGCTGACATTGGAATTTCCCTTGATCCCGCCATTCTTCCAGCTTGGTTCTGCCCCAGCCAGTTGCTTCCTGTAGCTGTT